AGCTCTGCATGTTTAAGGAAAATAATATTATCTGCCTGTTTTTCTTTAGATATGCAGATTTCAGACAAAGATTATAATAGATTGTATTTTGTAAGTAGCCATAAAACTATAAAAGATTTTGTTAAGGAGCTAAGAAAGCGTGGAATTAATAACAACTCCAGCACACTTTTATGCTAATAGTTATATAACCTTAGAAGAGGCTGATAGTTACTTTGCAGTTTATGATAGAGTCCCCTCAGACTCTAGCTGGTATAATTTAACTGATGCTCAAAAAGAATATGCTTTAATACTTGCGGCCTATGCCTTAAATACTTTACCTTATAAAGGTTATAAAGTAGTAAGAAATCAGCCTTTAGCTTTTCCTAGATATTCTGAATTTGATATAAAAAATAATTTTGCTATTATATATAATACTTTTGAAGATGCTGTAGTTGATGATAACCTTAATCCTGTTGTAATAGACGCTGATATTGATATTTCTAGTAATCAATTTATTCTACAGGATACGAGTAAGAGTTTTGAAGGTATTAAAAAATTGCAAGTAATTAAAGTAGATGGATTTGTAAATAATAGTGGTTATTTTACAGTAAAAAAAGCCACAAATACTACAATTACTCCCTATGAAAAACTAACAGATGAAGATGGCTCTAATATAGATATTTATATTACTCCAATACCTGGAATTCATGATAATATTAGGCAAGCGCAAGCTGAAATGGCTTGGCAGGTTATTAATACTACCATATTCCAGAAAGATATAGAAGATATACCTGAGCCACCTATTAGAAGATTAGATTTAGGCGGAGTCTTAAGAATAGATTATAGAAGTGAAATTTTTAGAAATAGATTTGATTTTGGGCAATCCAGCCCACTTGATATGGTATATTACTTATTATCACCTTGGCTAACAGCAGTGAGGGGTCGCTTTGTTTAATTACAACAGAATAAAAAAATATGCTAATACTGCTATAAATCAACTCTTTAAGAATGGTTATACAAGAAAAGTAGTTTATAAAAAGCTGACTGGAAGTAGCTTTGACCCCAGTGTTGGAGCTAATGTTAATACTTATGAAAATTATGAAATAGATGTAATGTTAGGCGATACAGTTTTAAAAACAAGTGGCACCAGCTCTGTTTTAAAAGCTATAGGCTTTAGCGCAGGGGAAAGACTTTATATAGTAAAATACGATGAATTACCACGCAATCCTTTAGACCAAACTATATTAAAAGATAAAATCGTAGATAACGATACAGAATTTGCTATAAAAAATGCTACCCCTGTTTTTGATATATTAGTTTATTTACAGGTATAATACATGAGCTTTGAAAAAGATATACAAAAATTTATAAAAAAAACTGAAAATAAAAGCACAATCTTATTAAAAAATATTTGTGAAGAAATGGCTACTAGAATAGCTGATAGAACTGGGGTTGATACTGGTAACTTACTGGGTAATTACAGAATAGGGGTAAACAATACAGGCTCAAGACCAGGCTTTGACCCAGGACCTACTGCATGGTATAAAGGTGAAAAAGATGAAGATATAGCTGAAAGAAATAGGCAAAGAGCATTAAGATTCTTTAGACAAAACTTAAAAAGACATTTAGCCGAGTTAAAATTGTATGATACTTTTTACATGGATACAGATGTTTCTTATGCAGATAAAGTAGAATATATAGGCTGGGAAAGAACTCCCGCTTACAGGATGTTTGGTAGAACTATTGTAGAATTTGAACAGATAGTAAAAGAAAAAGCTAGTAGGCTAAAAAATGTATAAAGATATACAATCTTTATTAAATGAGCATTTAAGTCAGTTGCCTGATGCACCTACAATTGCCTGGGAAAATTTGTATGTAGAAGTTGATGATGATGAGATATACCTTGAGCCACATTTATTTCCATCTGATACATTCTACCCAGAAATAGGTGCTGATACAGCGGCTTATTTAACTGGGATATATCAAGTAAATGTGGTAGCTCCTAAAGGACAGGGCTGGGGCAATGTAGCTGATTTAGTAGATTCTATTACAAACCATTTTAAAAGAGGAACAGTTTTAAGTAACGAAAATATGTCAATAAAGATAGAAAAAGTAAACTTTGAGCCTGGAATATATAATGCTAAAGGCAATTATGTTGTGCCTATAAGTATTGTATATTTTACTTATTATAAATAATTAGGAGGTAAATCATGGCAGAACAATTAGTGGCATATGGTAGCCGATTAGGTATATATTATGCTGAAGAAGATAGTTGGGGAGTATTAGGCTCTGCACCAACTGTTTATAAATTAAGAGCCACTGACTTTGGCATACAACTAGGTAGAGATAATTTCACAACTAATGAATTAAGAGGAAATAGACAGAAGTCTGATGTAAGGCTAGGAATGTTTAACGTAAGCGGGGATATTCCTATTGAGTTCTCTTATGGCTCTTTTGATGACTTGTTAGAAAGCTTATTTTTTAACACATGGTCTAGCGCTGGAACTTTAGAAGTAGGTGATACTCAAAAATCTTTTACTATACAAAGAAGTTTCTTGGATATAGGCGAGCACCATGCTTTTAGCGGTTGTGTAGTAAATTCCTTTAGCCTGAGTATAGCACCTAATTCTATAGTTACGGGCACCTTTAGTTTTATTGGTAAGGATATGACTTTAACTGAAACTCTTACTAATCCTATAGATAAATCTACTTCTAGCCCTTTTGATTCCTTTACTGGAACTATTAAGGAAGGTGGCACAACCATAGCTATAGTTACTGGCTTAGATATTACAATCAATAATAATATTGACCCACTTCAAGTATTAATGAATAATAAACCTGTTGGCTTAGGTGAAGGTGATTGTGATGTTACAGGAACTTTAACAGCTTATTTTGATAGTAGCTCTTTATTACAAAAATTTGTAAATGAAACTGTCTCTAGCTTAGAGGTAACTTTAACAGATTTAAATAGCAATTCTTATACTATCTATATCCCTAAAATCAAATATACAGGTGGTGAAGTAGCCACAAGCGGCAGTAATAGCCCAGTTACAGTATCTCTACCATTTATGGGATTATATGATGATACTTACTCTATAATCCAAATAACAAGATAAACTAAAAAAGGGGGTTATATGGATTTAAAAAACCTTAACATTACAGAAAAAGCAGAAGAAGGTAGCTGGTGTGAGCTAGAGCACCCAGTAACAGGTGAAACATTAGATATTAGGATTAAATTAGCAGGCATAGATTCTAAAACTTACAGAGAAGCCGCAAGAAAACAAATAAATAAAAGGCTTAAAAAAGGTCTTAGAAAGATATCTGTAGAAGATACTGAACAAGAAGAGATAGAATTACTTGCAGCCTGCACTCTTGACTGGGAAAATGTAGAATATGAAGGAAAAGAACTCGAGTGCAACCCTGAAAACGTAAAATTTGTTTACAAAGAATTTCCTTGGATAAGAGAACAAGTTGATGCTTTTATAGCTGATAGAGGAAACTACTTAAAAAACTAATAAGCGAGCTAGAAGATTCTTTTAGGAGTCTTCTAGCTCTAGATACCCCAAACGAACAAGGCATAACTCTTAGAGAAAGCCTAGAGCAAGTTTTAAAAACAGCTCCACCTGATTCTAGTTTATATAAAAACGCTCTCCAACAACTAGAAGAATCAGAAGTCCAAGTCCCAGTCTGTTTGCAGCATGTCTGGATGTGGTTTTGGGACTTACACAATACAAGAACAAACGGTTTTGACATAAATCCTATTACATATCAAGAAATAATGGCCTGGGCAGTTTTAAATGATATAGAAATAACACCTTTAGAAGTTAGTATAATAAAAAAACTAGATAGTATTTATTTAGAATATATAAGAAAGAGGAATAAAGATGGATTTAGCACATCTGGGAATAAAAGTTGAATACAAAGATATAGACAAAGCTATCAAAAAGCTCAAAGAACTGGAAAAGACAGGTGAGTCCGTTCAAAAGAAAGTAAGTAACATAAGAGTAAAGGCTAAAGTTACTACTGCTACCGAAAAAGCCAAAAAAGATATAAAAAAATTAGTATCTGACTATAAAGCATGGGATGCTGCAATTTCTGTCTTAGATTCTGACTTACACAAACTAACTATGTCTTATGTTCAGATAGCTAATGCTTCTAAAAGACTAATTAATCAAATAGATTTACTTGCAGGTAAAAGTAAGATTTCAGCTTCTTCAGTAGACAGTTTAAATGCAAAACTTAAACTATTAAGAAAACATGCTGGCGAGATAGGGCAATGGAGAAATGTAGAAGGGTTAGAATTTTTGCTAAAAACTGCTGAGACAAGGCTTGCTAGACTAAAACAATTAGCAGCAGAAAAAGTAGAAATAGTAAACCCTAAAACTAATGCTGAGTTAAGAAGAACTATTAGAGAATTAAAATCATTAAATAGACAAGTATCTATATTAAAAGAAAGAAGCTCTATATCAAGTAATCAATTAGACCAAATAAAAGCTCGTTTTACATATCTATCTAAACGAGCGTTAAAGCAGGGAATAACCACTAGAAGTGGGGAATTGCCATATATATTCAAACAGACAGAAAACTCTATAGAGTCATTAACAAACAAAATTAAAAAATCAGACAGTGCATTAAAGACGTGGTGGAAAAGATTTGGTGAGGTAGGATTAGGATTTACACTTATTTATCAAACTGTAAATATGATTACAGGCGCTTTAGGCTCATTACAAAATGTTCTTGTAGAAGGTATTAAGCAATCTGGCGAATTAGCTGCTACTCAAGCTAAATTAGCTATGTGGATTAGTTTTGCTACAAAAAATTCTATTGGATTTGCCCAGGCTATGCAATATGCAGGC